ATGAAAAACAAATACCTTTTGAGAGGCTTACTTCCTATTGCCGCTTTATTTCATGGCGCAGTTTCAGGACAAAGCACTTTAGTTCACTATTGGAACTTTAACAATAACATATCTGTTGCGGTAATCACAACACCTACTTCAACGCTTTTGAATGGTTCTATCACTGCTGTTTCTACAGGAACAGGAAGTACGGATACTTTTATTGATTTTGCTGGCGGAACATCACAAAACTTTAATGTAGATAATTTAAATGCAAGAAACGGAGACGCTTTAACGGCAAAACCAAAAGTAAAAGCCTAATCAATGAAAAGAGCTAAATTCATAGCAATTTCATGTTAATTAAATATTCATCTTCAGGTATCGGGAATGTAGGTGATGTTAATTTCAGCCACGTTTATCGTATTTTTTTGTTAATTAAACTGGTCGTCCGCAAAAGGTTACTTTGTGGATGTATCTTATTGTAAACTTATCGATTTCGAATTCTCGATAGTTTGGTGAAATACAAATTAGCTTCGTAGAATCACTGGGATGCGATAATAAACGCTTCATCATTCTCTGATCGTATGTTACTATTAAATAGATACAATCAGGGTCTAAATTCTCCCATTTATCCAAAAAATCAATTCCAATAATGTCTCCAGCCCGGATGATTGGCTCAAAGGAACAGCCGTGAATAGGAAAAAAGGCTTTACAGTTAACACCAGGCATACTTATAAAACCTGTAGGCATTTCAGAGGCTTGCAACAATTCGTCTACTTTCCCAGCGCTAACTGGGAGATCATAAAATGGAGCGCCTTGATCTGTTAAGCTAATATTCTCGGCGAATGTTAATTTTCTAATAACTTTGCCATAATCACTATGAGGTTCTGCAAGTGAAAGCAAATCTTCTCTAAACGGTAACAATTCTTTTACATTTGGATTGTTACCGTTTTTGTTACTGTTTTTGTTACTGTTTTTATTGGTAACATTTTCTTTACTTTTCGTTTTAATCATTTCCCCACTTTCTACAATAAGCCATTCAGGGCTTAAATCGCTAAATGCGTATAGAATTTTTTCAATAGTCTCGGAATTTAATCCCTTATTGTTTTTGATGGACTTTCCAATTAATCCAACGGACAGCTGTGCCTGCACCGTAACCTGGTTGGCATTAAGTCCCTTGTAGTCCATATAACTCTGGAGTCTCTCGGTTATTGTCATAGTTTATTGAAAAAAATCAATATTATTTTTTGTAATATTGAAAATTGTCTATATATTTGCTTCATATTAATACAGCAAAGATATGGAAACAATGGCTAAGCGCTTACGGAATGCCGTAAAAATTAAAACACCTTATCAAATAATAGCTGAAAAATGCGATTGTAACGCACTTTATGTAGGTCAAATTGCGCGAGGTGAAAGAATACCAATCCGAGGAAAGGGATTAAAGGTTTTAAAAGAAATTAAAAAAATAACTAAACAATAAATATTATGAAAACACTTCAAAAATTAGCACAAAAAATACTGAAGTATAGAACTTCAGTAAATACAATATTCGTCGATAAAGTAATTATTCAAGAATGGTTGCTATTCGGATCGTTCAAGATTGGAAAAACAACTAAAAATATTTAGAATGGAGAACCACAAACATTTGAATATTGATTCTTTAATAGGGAAAGTTGTGATTGTAGTTCCTCAATGCGGTTGCTGTAATCATGGAGAGGAATGCCAACAACATTTAACGACATATTTGAAGGAATCCCTTCTATCGTCTTTATCAGAGACTCTAACCGACGCATGTAAGAATGCACTAAGCGACATTGACTTGCCTCCTGATAATATTCCTCAAAAGGAATCCCATCGACCTTCGAGTTTTTAAATTCTTGATGTACTGATTGTAAAACATTAGAATAAAAAAGATCTGATTGACAATCATGTTGAAAATTATCAACCATCCATCGGTTGAATTTAAGTAAATCCATAGCTATATTTTTTTGTTGATGCTCAAATATAGTAAAAATCCTGCCACGGCTTAGCGTGGATTCGACACCACGGCAGGAACAAAGACAGGTCGGATAGACGGCTGTAAGGACAATTTGGAGAGACAAGTCGGTTGGCGTGCCGTTCACGCCGTTTTTTAAATAACATTATGAATTTTACATCGACAGACTTATATATAAGACAAACAAACGGGAATGAGAGCCTTTGGCTTTCTGAACGTATTGTTATCGATGTATGTGGTCTTTCAGATGGACATTTACGAAAAGAACGTAGTTCATATAAAAAAACTGTTCGTGCATGTGATCTTGCGAAAGCAAAAGATTTCATGCCGGATTCCGGTAAGTCTTGGAGATGGGGCAAAGTATCGGGTCAATTTTATTATTGCCTTAGCAATATTCCTAACAAGGCTCCAAAAAATTACAGATCAATGTTTGGCGATTCTACTGCTTTACTCGATCAGTTTAAAACAGCGTGTAAATCTAAAGAAGCTACAAGCTTAGAAACACGTTTTAAACAACATTTAAAAACCGTTTCAAAACAATATTCTGAGTTCTATTCAGATGTTAATAATGAAGCGCAAAGAATAGCCTTATCTAAGGCGTGTGCGGTTTTAGATTTCATCCTTGATACAAGAGAAGATTATCCGGGAACTGCAAACAAATTGTACAAAGATTTAAGCCCGATTTTATCAGATTTAGATTTACAGTATATACCGCACAATTATCTGAAGCTTAAAGAAAAAATTACAATTCTTGAAACTACAGATAAGGCGATTGTAGACATCATTCATTTACCAAGAACTGGAAATAATAACGCTGAGATGTACAATGATCCTGAGGTTTTCAGTTGGGTAATGCAATTACGTTCAATGCCTCAGAATTATTCAAACGAATTTATCATTAGAAAGGTATTGGATTTTTGCGAAATGACCATGAAAAAAGCGCCTTCAAGACGTTGGTTTGGTCAAACTATTTTAGAGCAGCCAAAAACCCAATTTTTAACAGGAATTAAGCGTTATGGAGCAAGTAGCAGAAAATCGCATATCCACAAAGGTTACATACCTATGGAAAATGCACTTTTTGCAGGAGATTGTTGGGAAATGGATGCAACCCGTATCAATATGATTTCTCACACAGCGGAGGATGGCAAGGAAAGATTTTTAAATATTGTTGCTGTGCGTGATGTTCACTCCGGTGATGTTTTAGGTTATTCTTTTGACTACTCGGAAAATCATGTTGTGTATTTGGAAGCTATGAAAATGGCGGTACAAAACGCAGGTTATTTACCACATGAATGGGTTACCGATAGATTCCCAGGGCACAATACTCCACAAATGATCGATTTGTTTGAAAGAATGGAATCATTAGGAGTAAATATGACTTTTACTTCCAAAGCTAATGACAAGGCGAAAATTGAAAGATGGTTCAGAACCCTACAATCTGTTTTCTTAATGGATTCTAAATATTTCTACGGTGAGGGTATTCAATCAAGAGCGGCTTACGCTCACAGATCAGCGGAATATTTGAAGAGAATAAAAAAAGAAGCGAAAAAAACGGGTTGGGATATGCAAAAGAATATCGATGAAGCTTCAACCCATGTTGAAAGATACAGAACTACACCGTTTTCAAAATATTCAAGAAAACATAAAAATGTGCATCAAAGCCCTGCGGAATTACACGAATATAGCGAAAAACCGCACGTTACTGACGTTTCAGAAGCAACAATTTCAATGTTGTTTGGTCTGAAAAAACAGATCACTCTAAGACATGATGGACAGTTTACGACTGAATTTGTAGGAGTTGAATTTGATTATATGGTGAGCCCTGCTTACTACGATATCATTTCTAATTATTTCAATAAAAAGGTTGTTGTAACCTATGATTTAAACGATTTATCGGTTGTCTTTTTATGGGAAAAGAACGGAAAACTCTTAAAATCTTTGTGTGAAGCTGAATTTGAAGCAAAAGTTAAAAATAAGGGTAAAAATCCTGAACTCGGAAAAATTAGCCAGCTGAAAGCGAGAGCGAAAGCAATTGCAGAACTGAAAGAAAATGATTTGGCTTCTATGATTGGTGAAGATTCAGCAATGATGGGAATGTACACAGAAAAAGCAGCTATAAATCTTTACGAGGATAATTATCTGAATGAAAATCAAACAAGCGTACCTCTTAAAAAAGCTTCAGGAGACGGCATATCTCCTGAATCTTTAGAAAACGCAATATTAAATAACACGTCTTTTAATTACTAATTATGACAAATTTACAAAAATCTGCAATATGTGTTGCAATAGATACAGAAAAAGAAAGGCTTGGTAGCTACGGACAAGTAGCTACAAAAGCCGATGTTTCATCAGCGACAATTTCTCAAATGAGAAATCGTAATTGGGAGTTGATTAAGGATGAAATGTGGCTGAAAGTTGGGAAAGCTTTAGGCTATAATGATACCGAATGGCAAATAGCCGAAACAATCAACTATAAAAAAGTTACTAAAATATGTAACGATGCTAAAGCTTATAATCTGTTTATGATCATCACTGATAAAGCAGGAATCGGTAAAAGCACACCTTTAAAATCATACGCTCAAACAAATACTGATACGGGTGTTTTCTATATCCGTTGTCGTGAGTGGGCAAAGCGTGAATTTTTAACTGAATTGTGTACAATGCTTGGAATCGATATAGGTAAATCTTATATGCACATTGATGCATTGGGAATGAAGGTCGTAGAATTTTTCAGAAAAAGGTCAAAAACCAAACCGCTTTTAATCGTGGATGAAGCCAGTAAATTAAAAGATTCTGCACTTCGTTGGTTTATTCATCTATACAATGAAAACGAAGACGAAATGAGTGTTATCGCATCAGGAACTCCCGATCTTGAACAAAGAATTACAAGAGGTGTAAAGCTTAAAAAATTAGGCTTTGACGAGTTAGAAAGTCGTTTTGGACGTGCTTACATCAATCTTATTGGTGCGACAATCGACTGTGTGAAAAAAATATGCACAGCTAATGGGATAACAGATTCTCAAACACACAAAAGAATCTTTGATGAATTAAAACCTGTGTATAAGGAAATCCAAGTTTCAGCAGATCAGGTTCAGAATGTGAAGGTTGTTGACGACTTGAGAAGGTTGAAAAGAACGGTTATCAGAGAAAAAATTAAAATTCAAAATACATATTAATATGATTAAACAATTATTAGAATCAGGAGTTTGCTTTGCTGTGGTTCAAAGCTACTCATACTTAACAAAAGCAAAAATAATGGAAAACCAGCAATGGGAAGTTATCGCTTTAGAGAGCGATCAGGATAAATTGAGAGGTTTGGGATTTTTCAGAAAAAACAATTACTACAGTCACGAATCGCAAAAAAACCCTGATGGGGTGATGTCGAAAATAATGAAGCAGGAAGATATTCGAGAGTTTAAAGAGAAAATTCCTGATTATTTTGATAAAGTCAAAGAAACTAACGACGGAAAGGTTTGGGAACTTAAAAACTACTCGTTTAAACGACGTTTAAAAGCCGCTTAAATGAGTGCTTCAAAAGTTTTAGATGAAGTTTTCACAGCACTTCAAGCGGTAGGAGATAAACCTACTTTGTCAGCTACCAATAAAGCATATATAAAAGCTGTAATAATCATGGAACAAGCTTTATTGGCTGAATATACCAAAGGAAGACGAGAGGCAATCCAGGAGATTGAAAACGAAAAAATAAAAAAACAAAAAAATCAAAATTGAATGAAGGATCTTTCAAAAGTTGATTTGGTAGAATTAAAACGTAGGTATGATGTTGTTGAGTGGCAAATTTCAATTGCAAAAGAACTTCCAACACTTCGGAACCGGGAACAAAGGTTAACAGAACTACAAACAGAAATTTTAAAAAGACAAAAATTATTATGACAACAATTGATATCAAAGCATTAAGCCCTGAGCAAATAAAAGAATTATTAAGCCAGGCATCTCCGGAAGATTTAAAAAACACGCTTCAGGAAAAAGAAAATCAAAAAGACCAGGACAGAAAAGCATACAAAGAATTGGTTAATACAGCAGTTCCAAGCTTAGTGGGAATCCTTTTAGGTTTATCTCAGGACTTATCGATTATTAAGGTCACCATTTTTGAAGGGCTGAGGACACTTTTAGACTTAAAACAAGACGCTTATCAAGTAAAACAGGGGCAACAGTCTCATTCTTTTACTGACGATCAAGGAAACGGTATCTCATATGGTTTTAGAGTAATCGATGGATGGGACGATACAGTTAATGCCGGAATCGACAAAATCAAAGAAGTTGTTGAAAGTATGGCTAAGGACGAAAATTCCGCAAAATTGGTCTCTGTTATCAATAAACTTTTGAAAAAAGATGCCAAAGGAAACTTGAAATCATCAAGAGTTTTGGAATTGAGACAGCTTGCAGTGGAATTAAACGATGAAAAATTCAGTGATGCAGTTAAGATCATCCAGGATGCTTACAAGCCTATCAGATCAGCGTTTTTCATTGAAGCTTACACTACTGATCCACAAGGTAAGAAAGTTTATATACCACTTTCTATTACTTCAGTCGACTTTCCTGAAGGAACTGTCATTGAAGATTTATTTCCGCTTGAAAGTGAAGAAAATAAAGAAGCTGAGTAATGGACGAAATCGCCGTGTTGCTTGTAATAGCGTTCATAGTTGGATTCTTTTTCGGCGTTTGTCTTTGCGCCGCAGCATTCAGAAGATAAGACATCCCAAACGGTTTTTTGGAGTGGTTCGATTCCGCTCCTGGGAACAAAGAAAATTTTAACAATGAAGAAATTCAAAAAGCGAATAAACATTGACAATGCTACTGCTTTCAAGTTGGAGTATTTGGAAGGAATGGATAAAAAATCAAAAGAATTTGCCTCGTTTAAGGCAATGGAGCAGTTTCATAGCAGACAAAGAGATTTTTCATATTTAGAGCTTCATAGATATGCTTTTGTTGAGGATAAGTGGCATCGATTTATAAAGCTGAGATCACCTTACGTTTTTGAACAGGAAATAGATTTTATAAATAAAATTTTCAATGAAAACTTTGAAGTTGAAAATCTTCAAAATTCAGAAAGTGAAGAAATTAATCATCAAAAATAATCATAAACTAATGTTGAAAAAAAAGAAAATCACCGCTTTCTGACCTATTTCCTGAGCGTGAGGGATTAAGGATAAAATCTATTTCAAACAAGGAAGAAATTAATACAGCTAAAATTTTAAAAAATAAATTAAATGAAACGAAAAGGTAAAACTCAGGCAGTAATTCAAACTGTTATTAAGGATGCAGCTGAAGCACACGCAAAAAATCAGCTTGGAGAATCACAATTTAAAACTAATAAGAACGCTAGGGAAACAATTCAAGATGATTTTAAAAGCGGTGCAAATTGGATGTTTCACTACAACAGTGATAAAAAAACTGATAACCTGGAAGATTTAACTACCAAAAATTTAGAATTGGTTTCGAGCTTCGTAGAACATTACAAAGTTGAAACAGGAAAAGAGATCGAAGAAAGTGCGATACTATCCTTTTTCAACGCTTAATCCCAAACGGTTTTTTGGAGTGGTTCGATTCCACTCCTGGGAACAAACAAACCTTTAAAATTAATAAAAATGGGTGTAGACTACACAGCAAGTTGCGGAATCGGATTCCAATTAAGACAACCGCAAAGCAACGAAAAATTTGAAAATGAATACGATGGAGATTTTGAAAATTTCTTTTATGGAGAAATTTCAAACCTAATCGATGACAGTGAGGATTTCGAATACTTCATTACTGGAGAAGGGAATTACGTTGCAGAGGAGGAAAATGAAATTTTTGTTGTTGTAAACGGAAAACTCAGTGATGGGTGGGATGAAATGAAAAAAAAGACAGCGCAGTTACATACTTTTTTGTGGAATCTTGATTTGATAAATCTTGATGATACTCCAGAAGTTGTCGGAGGGCTTCTTGTACACTAATCCCAAACGGTTTTTTTTTGGAGCGGTTCGATTCCGTTCCTGGGAACAAATTTTAAAATAAAATGACCAAAGAAGAAAAATTTAATGACTTGATATTTAAATCTTTCAAAAATTCTAATCATTACGAATTGATAAAGCATGGAATGAATCGGGCGAGGTGTTTAATGCTAAAACATATAATTTTTGAAAAAGCATCAGCAACTCATCAATACGATATGTGTATGACAATTTACATCATAGGAACTCAATCCTCAACGAAGGCAATCCATAATTTTAGAATTATTACAAAGCCGGAGGAAAGAACATTTGAATATTCTTTAGATGAAGGATTCGAGCCATTGACTACTATTGATTGTAATGAATTAAAATTTTTAGAATGATATTAATAGATTTTAATCACGAAGTATGGCGCATCTGCATCCATTGCGGAAGCGAATTCGATTGGAGAAACGCACTTTGGAATCAATGTCCGGATTGCGGTAAAAAATGGAACGAATAAGCGTTTAAACGCTATTTAAACACAAAAAAAAGATTAAAAATGATAACAAATTCAATTATGAAAAAGCAGCTGCAGCAAAAATTTGCTCAGCAATCTTTGGAGCAGTCGATTTGGTTGCATACCAATTACAGAACCGGAAATATCGACGAGCTTGAGCCGGAAGAGTTGGAAAGATTTTATTATATGTTTTTCCCTCAGCAACCAACTGAAAAACAACTTTTGATTAAGGAATATAACGAGGCTCGATTGAAAGGTTTAAGATCGGTTATTTTGAAAGATGCTCAGTATATCGGTTTGTACGATCCGCAGGATTGGAAGCCTTTTAATGAGTTTATGAATAAACTAAGCGTTCTAAAAAAGCCACTTAATAAATATACTGCAGACGAATTTGACGGACTGATAAAACAGTTTAAGAGTTTAAAGTCAAAATATCAAAAAGCGGCAAAAATTCCCGGCACTAAAGAATGGTATCACAAAAATAAACTTCCGATGCCTTCCTTTAATTAAAAAAAATGCCCACAACCATACAGGTCATGAGCGATTTGTCATTAGCAGTGCAAATATAATCAAAAACCTGTATGGCTTTTAACAAAAAAAACTATTTCAAGAAAATTATCAAAATTCAGGAGATCACTGCGGAACAAAAGTTTCGCCAGGGTTTGACGTATAAAGAGATTTACTTTCAGTTTATAGAGCCTCAGTATCACATTTCAATCAGAACCTACAGGACTTACCTGGGAATTCCGGCGAAAAGAGATCTGAAAAAATTACAGGAGATTGATAACAGCAACGGAAATCAATTAACCTTTAATTTTTAAATACTATGGACAAAGTAACTCAAGAAAGAATCTCAAAATTACACCCAAGTGTAAGATCAGAAGTAAAAAAAATCATTGAACAAATCGACAAAGCTTTAACCGGAAGAGCAAAAGTAAGAATCTCTCAAGGCTTGAGAACCTTTAAGGAACAAGATGATTTATTTGCTATCGGCAGAACGAAGCCAGGAAAGAAAGTAACACAGGCAAAAAGCGGTCAAAGTATCCATAATTACGGTTTTGCAGTTGATATCGTTTTGATTATCGACGGAAAAACAGCAAGTTGGGACACTAAAGCAGATTGGGACGGTGATAAAGTAGCAGACTGGATGGAATGCGTAGCAATATTCAGAGCAAATGGCTGGGAATGGGGCGGCGATTGGGAAACATTCAAAGATATGCCTCACTTTGAAAAGAAGGGCTTTAAATGGCGTGTTTTAGCCACAAAAAAACGAGACAAAGAAAATTATGTAATACTATAAAAAATGAAAACAAAACTGAAAATAGAACCTGAAACACTTTTTTTGCTGCATACTGTAGTTTTACAGCAAAGCCAATTTTCTTTAACAGGAAGAAACAGCGGAAAATCTATGATTATCGAACTTTTCGAGATTTTAAGCAAAAAATGTATCGCTTATTCAACCAATGCGAACGGAAAAAAAAGAGATTTGGAACTTCGCTTTCATTTGGCAGAAAAACTGTTGGAATTAACAAAAACAAAGTTATCTGACCGATCACTTGGAATTTATGAAAATAACAAGCTTGAGATTTTCAAAAACGAATTACATCAAAAATTAATTTAATTAATTTCAAAACGGTTTCCCGTAAGGTATCTATTTAATTATCAAATAAATTAGCGCAATGAAAAATTTCATTAAAGAATGTCTTCTCTTAAAAAGTGACGATAAAATAATAAAAGTTTCAGGTTTGATAATATGGTTTTGTAGTTTTTTATTACTATTAATTGTAATTGGAGTTTTAAGTTTTTAAAGTTGGAATTTAAAATGGCGGAGGTGCAAGTCGAAAGATTTGCACCTTTTTTCATGCTTACGGTAAACCGTATTTTTATTTGTTCTACTGCCTATTTTTACAAAAAAAAAGTTATGAAAAAGTTTAAAATCAATGCGCAAAGTCACATTATAGCAGATGTTATACAACATCTTAATTTTGGAATGACAGGAATGGGGATTGCAAGATCATGGGATTATGAAGTGAAGGGAAATACTATCTATTTTACATTAAAGGAAGGCTGCGAAGTTAATCCGGAAGATTTGTTTTGGTTTGGTTACTTGACAAAGGATTAATTTGTTAAATTTGAAAATTATTTTTCATAAATTATTAAAAAAGTATATGTTTATAATTGTTATACTGCTATTCTGCATTATTATTTTTGCTATGGTGATGTTTTCTAAATCGCAAAAAAAAAATACACAATCCAACAGTGCCAATAATAAGAATGTTGCCTCAATCGGAATGTATTTTATGGAACTAAGAACAGAACTTCGTAAAAAAAATGTTGAAATAGAGAATGGTTTTTTGCTTCAAGAATATTATTATATTTTGGGATGTGCAAGTCAAGGTCGCTTAGATGAAATGAAGGAAAGAATATTAGATTCTGATGCCGTTTTAGGAACATTTTTTGCCACTTATAATAAGCAACTAATGAAAATGGCTAAAATAGCTAAAGAGGTTGATGAGATACCTATAGGCTATGATTTAAAAAACGGCGAAAGTATAGGAGAATATTTTGATAGAAAAATATCTAAAAGACCTGCTTTTATGAAAGAATTTGAGTTTTTTAAAAACTTTGACATACAACAATATTTAAAAAAATAAATCTAATGAAGAGAATATTTCTACTCGTTTTATTACTTCCGATTCTTTCGTTTGCACAGAACCAATTTCGTAAACTTGATTCCCTGCAATTTCGTAAAGTTGTAGATCAAATAATCACAGATACGGGCGTGAAATACCAAGAAGAAATAAATCGTCAGGATTGGGACGAAAACAATTTAAAATTTGTTAATCCGGCAAACGATAAAGATTTCTTTTTTATTGAGTATGGATGTAAAGATAATATTTGTAGCATTTTTACTTTCTATGCGAACTACGATAGAATTTTTCCACTTTGGAAAAAATATTCAGAGCCGAATGCTAATAAAGAGGTTTTAAAAAAGAAAGGCTTTAAAATGTTAAATCAAACTTCAATACAAAAATTTGACAAAGATGTTTGGAAAATGGAACTTTAAAGCAATTTTAATTATGTTTTTTTTATCTGCAGTAAAATTTTCTGCACAGGTAAATCCATCCAGGAACAAAGGCGAAGTTTTTAAAAATCGTCCTGATAAGCCTTATGAAAATACAAATTATTCGGGATTGATAATTGTAACTAAAGGAACTTACGGATTAACATTTGAAGATCGTCAACTTTCTACAGATGTAAAAAATAGAATTGAAAAGTTTTTTAAACGGCGTTTAAACGGATATACGGATTTAAAAAAATACCATCTGCGAGTTTACGAGAAACGTGGCAAATGGTATATTGATAATACAGAAATTTAATCGAAAACACTTTTGTAAAGACCGCTTTTGATTTTAAGATCTTCTATAGAGCCTGTGAGTTTTTCACGGGCTTTTTTAGTATAGCTGCAGTTATAGGTCAAAACAAACTGATCCACAACAATAGGCTCTAAATTTAGCTCTTCTGTGGCAGCGTTAAGTTTTCCGGTGTGTTCTGTTTCAAACGTTTCAAGAATTCCGTCAGTAATCTCTATAAAATCTATAAACTTCAAAGCTTCTGCAGTATTTTTTCCTATGCTGCTTGTATCTCTCATCTGCTCATAACACATTCTGAAAGTTACATTTGCCTGTGCGGGTTTTTGCCTGTGATCAATAGTCCAGCTTACAAAAATAGCCGGACAAGGATACATATCAAAGCTTTCCGGATCTAAGTCCTGACCTGCATACAAATCAATAAATTTAGGGCAATCAATACCTTTGGTTCTGTAAAGATCCTTTGTTTCTTCTTTGGTAAAAGTTTCTATTAATTTTTTATAAAATTCTTTCATTTTGAGGTCTGTTTATTTCGTTGTTAAGTTCTGAAGATAAAAATCTTTCAATCCTACGATTTAGGATTGCTGAATCACCTAAAAACTGTCTTTTAGGCATCGTAACATTCATTCTCCTTCTGTGGCTTCTCACTTCGTGAGTGGTTGCTGCTCCACGTCTTTCATATCGCCCACGGGTGTCTCTTGTTCTCCTGGTTTCTTTTTTCCTGGTATGCCCTCTTACTGTTACAGATTTGTTTATAGTTCCGCCATCGTTATGGATTGGAGCATAGGGAACATCGGTTCCTATATATACATAATAATTACCCTGAGCCAATTTTCTGATGCTCCTCTTTAGTCTACCGGACTTTACAAGAATAGAGCCTCTCGCAGGTCTTTTTCTTGCCTTCCAGGGTTCTCGTTTATTGCTGAGCCAATTCTTTTGAACAAATCTTTCTTTCGAGAAATTAACCGCTAATATTGCAACTTTCGACATCGACCGATTAAGGAACTCCGCTTTATTAACTTGTCTGAGGCGATCAAGAAAATCGCCTCTAAACTCAACTGTGCTGTTATCTGCCATATTATGAAGTCTCTGCGTTTCTAACAATTCTCATCATCATTTCATTAAAGAAATCTTCCATCTGTTGCCATGACATGCCGGATGCTGCATCTCCTTTCATATTGATATCACCTTTATGAAGTGCATCAATAGTAATTTTAATATTTTTAACCTGTTTTGCATCTCCAGCTACTTTGTTAACCCCATCTTTAAGCTTCTTTTTCTTCTTTTCTTCAGCAGCTGCGGATTCATCTGTAAACGCTCCGCCTTCAGTACCGTATAATGAACTTGGGTCGAAAGGTTTTTTCTGATTTTTAGATTTGTCGTATTGATCTGCATATTCTTTCATAATGGCTAATCCATTGGCACGAAGCTTAGCATCTTTTTCCTGCTGCGTGTCCGTCAAATCCATCTTTTCTCTGAACTTATGTACTTCGTCCTTTGCAACATTGGCGAAGGCTCCCAAAGCACCGGGTAATTTACCCATTAAGGTGAGAAGGTCTTCAATTGGCTTTAAAAAGAAATCCATTAAAACCTCATTAATTCTTTTTATTCCTCCAATTATACCGCCGTCATTAAATGCCTTTTTAATGCTGTCCCAGTGCTTATATAAAAGCATAATCCCTGAGATTAACCACCCGATCGGACCCAACATCATTAAAACGCTTTGTCCCCACTCATCAAATTTTATGATGCAAGCAACAATCAAAGCAATCAAGGCGGCGATACCCAAAATAATCCATGTAGTTGGATTGGCAGCCATTGCAAGATTCCACAACCATGTGGCAGCGGTTAAGAGTCCTAAAACACCAACCAATGTCATGAATGTTGGTATTAACACATCTGAATTTTTGTACATCCATTCAAATAATGGTGCAACTTTTTCTAAAGCTGCAGTTACATAAGGCAATGCTTCCTGACCTAATTTGATCATAACCGCTTTAATTTTATTGTTTGCGATATCGTATTGTTCCATTGGTGTTAAAGAATCAATATAAGCCTGATCTAAAGAACCCTGAGCGTCAGACGTTGCTAAAGTTGCTTTTTTAAGTCCTTCGATATCCTGCATTAATGTTCCGAAACCTAAAGCTGTAGACTGGTCAAAACCTAATTTACTCAGTTTTTTTACTTTCTGCTCGTCTGTCAATCCATCCATTTGTTTATTAAGTTCACCAACGATATCAATTAGCGGTCTGATCTTTCCTGAAGATGTGAAAATATTAATTCCTAAAGAACGGAAACCGCTTATAAATTTTCCAGTTTTTTTATCCGTTTTTCCCATTGCCACGTCTGCATTTGACAGGGTTCTCATAATTCCTTCTAAAGCAGTTGAAGATTGCTCAGCACTCAATTTTGTTGTTAATGAAGCATAAGCCCCGGCAGTTCCTTCTAGTTCATAACCAATAGCCCTTGCCAATGGAATTACTTTAGGAAGATATTTAGCAATGTCTTTAAACTCTGCATTACCTTCCTTAACCGTTTCAAAGAGTACGTCATAAACTTTGTTGATGTCTTTTCCCGAAGACATCATTGTGGCGATACCTGCACCTGCCACGGTTTCAATATCTGTAAAACCTGCTTTAGCAGCTCGCAATGTTGGTTCCAAAGCATCAAGCGATGTTTTTACATCAAGCCCGGCACTGATTATTCGACCGAATGCCTTGGGGACTTCATCAAGTGGACTTGCATTTCGTGCTCCGACATCGAGCAGCTGATCCGACAATCCCCGGAGTTCTTTTTTGGATAGCCCAGCGGTGACGTTGATCTCCGCCATTTTGACCTCCCAATCGTTAGCCATTTTTGTGGCGGTTCCGAGGAAACCGATTGCGGCGGTAAACATTCCGGCAAAAAGCATTGCCGGATTTTTAAGTTTATCTAATGCATTGTTTAATCCTGGGATATCATCAACCAGAGTTTTCCATTTGGCACGCATTCCATCGACACCTCTCGACCATCTGCTCTGCATTCGTTGAAGACCATTGTTAAACAGCTTTGCGCTGAGATCAACGAGCATCATTAATTTTGTTGTTGCCATTTATTTTATTTTTATTCCAAATCTTTCTTTTGCGTCTTCACCTTTCATGTCGTACCAATCTTTAATTTCCAACCCTTCCATTTCGTTGTTGAGGTGTACGTTTACGATCACTGCTTTGTCTCCGTAGAATTTGATGTAGTGAGAATTGAATTTTCCTTCCTTCCGGTCATTTAACCAAACTTCATCGGGTTGATTAAGGATGTCTTTCACATGCGGAAATAGTTGATGTCTCAATTCATCGTTTTTCAGATATTTTTCTTTTGTGAATTTGTCAAATGTTGACTCCGGAAGAATAAGCTTTCTTTGCATGTAATCTGAAAAACCCATATAGTCGGTGTCTTTCTCTTTTTTGAAAAGTTCTTTTGCATTTTTTCCGGTGATTGTTTTATCAAGCTGCATTGGCTTTAAGTCGCCTTTAAATTCACTGTGTTTTTTTAAACCATACTGATCATACGTCATTTTTCCTATTTCGCTGTTTAAACCTTTGTTATCCCCGTAGAATTGCTTTTGAGTGAAAACCTGTTTCAGATCGCCCCGGTTAATTTCAAATTGAGAATTTTTAAATTTTGGGTCTCGTGAATGCATCAATTCTAAACCTCTTACTCCCGATATCGCTTTTCCTGATCCGATATACTGCAACCATTCACAACGACAACCAAAACCGTTCGGTGGTGTAAGCTTCATAGCTTCAGGGTCGTTTAAGTCGAAAATTTTTCCGTTTAAAATTGCGTGAGCTTCTCTTACAGCTTCATCACCAATGGTTTGATATTGCACCAGGTTTGTTACCGTATCTTTTTCTGCCATAAAACGAACGAAAGAAGCTGAGTTTTGACCGACTGCGATGCTGAGGTTATATTCGGTTTCAAGGTATCGTGTATTTAAATCTGCTGTTTTTTCAAGGCAAAGACGTTCAAATTCTGAATATCCTCTAATGCCTTTTTCTTTGTCGACAAGCAAATCCATCATTGTTGCATATCTCGCCTCAGTTTTGGAAGCTGCAAATTCAAACAGGTTGTATTCCATCATTTGCACAACCAACCAATCCTGTCCGGTGTAAGGATTGAAAGTTTTAAAATTGTCTCTCAATCCCTCAACCATTTGTATGGCTTCTCCTCCGATAAGCTCACCTTTTGCACCGGAGATGTTTTTATTATCAAAAATTGCCCTCACCAATTTCTTAGTAAGAATTTTTATAATTTCCTTTTTTAAAGAGTCAACGGGTTTAGCGTGTTTTCCACAAGTGCATGTAAAGTCACCATAACGGTCTATTGGTTTGTTTTCGGGAAAATATCCTGCTGCTATGTTATTGGGTTGGCTGATTTTTTTTTTTGCTCCCAAAGGGATATTAAAAGTTTTCGAGATCCAGTCCTGTTCAACTTCGTAGCCGTTACTAATTAATCCGCTTGTTATGCTCCAAAGTTGAGGCAAGTCAATTTCCTGTTCAGCGGTTTTAAACTCGAAAATCTCTTCTTCAGAAATATTATAACCTTGAAGTCTAAGCAGTGGGAAAAGTTGATCGTTTATTATAAACTGAATCATTCTTTTGTCAGCCTGGGAAATTCTATTATCCAAAGACCTTTCGTGAACTTCAGTTTGAGAACGGTTAGTTCCCTGGTCACTTAACATCGTAGAACCAACAATCATTTTACTAATATCGTTGGCGTTCGCCTGCATAAACTGAGAATATACCTGAAACGCATCTGTTCTGTTTGCTTCCTGAAACTTAATGTCTGTTCCGGGAGGAAATGTTCCTACAGAAGCTTCGCCCAGGCTTAACAACATTTCATGCACGTTATCAATTACTGCAGCATCGGTTGTATTTGTCGTTGCGGTGATTAGGGGTAAACCAAACTTTTCGCAAAATTCCGCCCACGATTGCATGACATTTCTCTTCCAAATTAGATTTGGAATGATATTGTTTAGAATTCCCAAACTGTCACTTTTCCCTAATTGGATTAGCCACGGTTTCAGAGTTGCGTCCAGGTAATTGATAAAGTCCGGCTTTGTAATATCAGGAAAGATTTTGCCACGAGTAGGAACAACATTACGTCTTGGAATTAATCCAATGTCGATTTTTTCATTCTCAAAGCTTCGGAATTCCGTCACTGTTGCTCCTCTCAATATACTATCAAGGCATAGATCCAGGAATTCGTAAAACCATTGCTGTTGGAGAATGAAACCTACTTCTTCATTTTCGACACTGGTCTTTCTGTTTATCACACGATAATCCGTGTTTAGTGTTGAAAGCTTACGCATTTGAATTTGTGACTGAAGGTGACCGTCCGTCATTAAATCATCAAGGAGGTCATGGTATTGGTTGAATTTTGGGTCATCAATATTTTGTGCTGCTATTAAAGAAGATCTCCACTTTGCAATATCTTTTCTTGAGTTGTCTTTAAAAGCATCTACAATCTTAACGATTGAAGGGTTTTTCTTACCTGAACCTTTCGAAGCTTCCGTTTTTGCAGAAACGTTGTTTTTTTTGAGTGAAAAGTTAAATCCTAATATTTCCATTAGTTTTTATTTTAGTTGTCTTAAAATTGAGTTTAAAGGGTGTTTAAACGTTAGAATTACCAACGTTGAGATTCGGAAGTAAATCGTGAGCTGAATTTTATACCTGTTATAGATTCTCCACTATCATTTGTTTTTGGAGGGAGATCAGCTGTTCCTTCTCCGGTAGCAACTAATTTCAGCCACTCGATGGCATCACCATATCTTTGAGATCGTACTTCCGGCATTGCTTTTCTGTTTGCTCCAGTGTAAAGATGGTACAGCGCACAATCCATAGTGATCATTACGATGTGGCTGTTTCTCGCATCACCAGTTGCAGAAAAAATTTTGTTGGTGTCATACTTTCCAAATAAATAGTTTTTCACCTGACTGATAGCCGTTTGTTCGGCTGTACTTAACTTTGTATTTCTTTCGTTGTTTTCTTCTTCGCTTTCTTCGTCAAAATAGTCTTCTAAGAGAACATCTTTGATTTCTCTACGAACTAATAAACTATAATCATTATCTGTGATAAATGCCATTAGAATCTGTTTTTTTGTTTTTTTATTACGTCTTTTCGACTGGTTGTTTTGAGAGGTGTTTTGTTTGTGAGAGCTGCAACATTTAATTTGCTTATCGCACTTTGCAGAGCATCGGGAGCATCGTCATGTGCGCCCGAACCTTTGGCAAATGCTAATAATTGATTTATTGTTTCGTGAAAATCAGTTGAGCCTTTTTCAGCTTCATTAAACCAGACATTGCCTCTTTCAAAATATCCGGACATGCTTTCGATACGGTCGAATTTTCCTTCTTTATTTTTTTTGTCAGCAACAACCGGAATGTACCAGCCTTCCTCGTCTCCAACCGTATCGAAATCATTTACAAATTCATCCTGAGCAAAAAGCCCTTCTATGAGATATTGTATGTTAAGTTTTAAAAGGTTCTGATCTTTTACAAATTCGTATAGCCATTTTGCAACATTGTATCTTGTAGTTTGACGGACATAGGCTTTTAGTACGTGAAATTCCCTGCCTATCTTTCCGGCGAAAATCATTGCCTTAAAGTCTCCGGCTTCTTTGTATGATAAATCTCCGTAGAACATTAAAGCTTCATAAGATCGAAACTGTAATCGTGCTTTGTATTGAATCTGCTCGTTTTTGAAAATTGTACCTTCAATAATGTGAACGTGCATATACTCACGCATGAAACTTCTGTACGGAGTGGAAAGGTATTTTTCCTGCCAATAAGCAGCTGTTGTTTTTTCCGGCCAGTTTGGCTCAAAGGTTGTCAGGTCTTTTACAGCTGCAACCGTTAGAACAAAAAACTTTGATTTTATTCCTGCTTCTTTCAGCCTTGCATTAATCAGCTTAAATTCTTCTTTCAGGAGATTGATTAGACAGTTTTTGTGGAAATTGTTATTAGCAACCACAAAACGTCGGTATCTTGAACCTTCATCAAATGTTCCTTTTGCATCTTCCCAGGCGAAATCAAAAAGCTTTTTAGAAAGATCATCGTTATTTACTCTTTGTCTGGTATCAACATCATCAAAAACGATATAGTCAGGACGGGCGTTACCTTCCCTCAAACCTCTGGGTGATTGCCCAGGAGTAGAGGTCATAAACTTTGCGCCGTCAGTTGTTGTAAAATCTCCTTCAGACCAATCGCCGAATTTAAATTTCTTACCGTAATAGTGAATGAAAGTTTGATTGTTTGCAAATTCAGCCTGGATATCGGAAATTAATTTCTTTGCTTTTTTGTCTGTTTGACCGAACAAAAGCATGAATTTTAATTGCCCTGTCACATACAAATACATTGGAATACCTAAATCAATATGAACGGATTTAGCTCCGGAACGGTAAATTTCGGCAAGTACATCGCAGACTTCATTATTAATAATAAGGTTTGCAAGTTTTCTGTGATACCAGGCGCATTTTACTTTTGCATAATGTGGGAACATTTTCTCAAACCAAATGATATAATCTTTCTCCCATTCCAAGCGTTCCTTTCTTCTGTCTGTAGGTGATTGATTTGGATCAAGTCCGGAACCAGTAGTTCTGTGAATGCCTTTACAATGCTCATCATATTCGAGGAGCATTTTTTCAAAGGCTTTGGTTAGTTTAAAATTACTCATTGTTCCTGTTGTACTTTGTGCAGTAAAAACAGCTTATGCCATTCAAGGAAACTTATTGCGATATCCGGGTCTTGCGATGCCATCCAGGAATCAAACTCTTTAAGAACTGCCATTACCACATGAGCCGAAATGGAATCGGATAGTAATTCCATAGCTTTTCTTACTTCTGTGATAGCCTTAACATCAAGCTTCGATTGTTTACCCTCAGCAAGATCACTGAGTTCTGACATTAAAACTTTTTTAATATTGTTTGGCGCAGATAAATATTGCTTCCTTTTATCGTCCCAGGAGATATCGCCCTGAATCCCTTTTCGCCACCTACCGATAGTTTGTTCTGTCACACCAACTGCATCAGCGATTGCTTTTGCCGTGAGTCCGTCTTCGATAAACATCCTTTCGGCAATAGCTCTTACAGGCTCATTGTTTACTCTTTTTGACATGTACTTTTTCCGCAAAAATCCAAATGTAAAAGGCACATTTTTTAAAAAGTGGCAACCGTTGCAGGTCTTTAAAAAATGGGTTTAATCCTGTTTTAAGTTTGCTAAAAATTCAAGCAACGCAATGATATTTGGAATCAAAGACAATGTTTTAACGATGTACGGAACCATCTGGGAATATGATGGTCAGGACTTTGTGTATTATCTATCAAGATTAGAAAGTCAATACTCTGAAATTACGATCAGATTACACACGTACGGCGGTTCTGTCTTTGCCGGAAATCTTATGTGTAATGCTTTGGAACGCTCATCAGCAGACATTACTATTATTATAGATGGGTTAGCCGCTTCTATGGGTGCGATTTTCATACTATCCTCCAAGAAAGTAAAAATTGTAAATAACGGATACGTGATGATTCACGCACCCCATAGTGGCTCCTATGGTAACGCTCAAGACCATGAATCAAATGCAAAGCTTCTTCGATTAATGGAAGAAAACTTTGTTGATAAATTGATGCTTAGGACTGGAAAAACTGAAGCTGAAGTAAAAACATGGATCAGTAAAGATACCTGGTTAAGTGCAAAAGAAGCTTTGGCTCTTGGTTTAGTATCTGAAATACTTCCGGCATCAGTTGAAACCGTTTATCCTGCTTTCGATCCTGAAGATGTTGGAGAAACTGAAGTTTATAATATGTATGCAAGCTTACTTACATCGATTCCTACAGCAGCGGTAAGCGCCTTTAATAATTACGAAAACCCTAACAAAAATTTTAACGACAATATGAAACAGTTACTTATTACTGCATTGGCTCTTACTGGGCTCGATGCTAACAGTTCTGACAGCGCAGTTTTGGCAGCTGTTCAGGAAAAAATTACAGGCGCAGAAAAGAAGGCGACTGATGCTGAGGCAAAACTTAAAACCGTTGAAGAAAACCGTATTGATTCTTTGATTGAAGCCGCTGCTTCAGGTGCGAAAAAAGAATTTACTCCGGAAGAAAAATCAACGTACAAAACCATTGGAGCAACTTCAGGAGTTGAAGCTTTGGAAATGGTTTTGAAAAATGTTGCAAAACCTATTGCTCCGGGAATTGGTGCGATGATTCAAACTGGTACACCAGGAGCGTCTGTTACAGGTCGTGAGTCTTGGACTTTTGACCAATGGCAAAAGGAAGATCCTAAAGGATTGGAAGCTTTGGCTTCAGCCGACAAAGAGAAATTTAACACATTGTTTAACGCTAAATACAAGAAATAAAAATGGCTGAATTAATAGACGGAGAATGGCTGAGAACCTACGTCGACCCTCAACTTTTAGAAGATTTTCAAAATGTAAATGATTCTTTTATTGCAACATTACCAAGAGCTAATAAAGCAGCTATTGATGCAGAAGGCATCAAATTTCAAAAATTAATCAACAATGTTGGTTTTGTGGTTAATGCTACAGAAGATTTTGAACCCTTAAAAATGACGGGTCAAAAAGGCTTTATTGGTTATGATAAATTAGATACTACTCCGACATCTTACACCGATGCAGAATTAAGAGCAATGGTATATGATAAAGAAGCAACAATCAGAAAAGCTCACACTACCTCATTTAGAATCGGAGTACGTAGATATTGTATGAATAAATTGGCTCCAAAAAAACACGTTGCTGATAAAATGCCAGTAATCAGAACTACGGGAGAAGTATTTAAAGGTAGAAAAAGAATGACCTATGCTGATTTAAATACGTTTCTTTTTGAAGAACTTGTTTCTTTAAATCTTACTGATCCTGATCAACAGTATCTAATTCTTTCTAATGAGCACAAAGCCGATTTGATACATGATCGTGCAAGTACAAATAATTACAGAGATTTAGAGGTTGATAAAAATACTGGAGCATTGAAAAGATTCTTCAATCTGCAGATTTTTGAAAACACTGAAACACCTTTGTACGGGGCTAATGACGAGTTGAAATCTTTAGGTTCTGTTAAGGCTGCCGGAGATCAGGGGTCGTCTGTATTCTATTATGCTCCTAATTCGGTTTACCATATCGAAAGTGTGCTTTCATTAATAAAAGAACTGAAAACTGATACCAGAAGTGCAGACCCAACCGCTGAGTACAGAACTCACTCGTATGGACTGTGCGACAAACGTCAGGAAATTGGCTTCGGTGCAATTGTATCGGGTAATCCAACTCCTTAATCCCAAACGGTTTTTTGGAGTGGTTCGATTCCACTCCTGGGAACAATCAATAATCAACATTATGACAGACGAGCAAAAAAAGTACGCAGAGGATTTTTTCGCTGAAAATCCGGAAGTAAAGGAATTGTTTTTAAATCCTTCAGGTGAATGGTTTACAAACAAAAGTTACGCAAATAACAGCCTCCCGAAAAATAAGGAAGGTGAAAGAGAGGGTAAGATTGATTCAATCACGCCTCAAGCTGCAAAGGCAGGTAAAAAAACAACAACTAAATAATTTTAAGATATGTCAAATTTAGATGGAGCAAGCTTCAAAAAGGGCAAAGTTGGGACTAACAGACTGGCAAGCGATGATGCAATCAGTGGTATTGTCTTATCGGGTGTAAAACCTGCAAATCTTGATTTGTCAACGCCTAAAGTTGTTTATAATATTCAGGATGTTGAAGCTTTAGGAATTACTAAAGAATACGATTCAACCAATAACGTTCACGTTTATGAGCATCTTTCAGAGTTTTACAGACTGGCTCCGGAAGGCACTGAATTGTATCTTATGTTAGAACCTCAGACAGAAAAGCTTATTGATCTTTGTGCTGATCCTGCAAAAACACTTATGATTTTTGCAAAAGGAAAAATCAAGCAAATCGCAATAGGCATTAATTTACTTCCAACTGTAACTAATGTAATGCTTAATGGTATGCCGGATGACGTTTATAACGCTATTGCTGCAGCAAAATTACTTGAGGAATGGTCAGAAGAAAATCACATGCCCGTTTCCGTTTTCCTTGAGTGTTACGCCTGGGGAGGCAATGCAGCAAGTTCTGCCGATTTACGTGATTTAGAAAATTTATCTGCAGAAGGTGTAACATTGGTTAACGGTCAGGATTGGGATGTTGCAGAAAAGAAAACCGGACATGCTCAAAAATACGCCAATATCGGAACTGTTTTAGGTGTTTGCGCCTCGTGTACAGTGGATCAGAACATCGGCGAGAATGAGACTAAAAACCTCACACACGAATCAAAAAAGTTGTTGGTTAATCCTGGTCTTTCCAATCACAAGAAAATCGACGATAAAGAAATTTATCCGCAGTTGCAGACACTTGAAAACAAAGGTTATGTCTTTGGAATGGTTTACGTCGGAATGGCAGGAGTTCGTTTGAATAACGATCATGTTTGCGCACCGATTGTTATTGACGATGATAACAATATCAACGAGCATACGGTCGCTTATGGCAGAACTGCAAAGAAAGTTAGACGGTTACTGAGAACCGCTTACTTGCCTGAAGTAAAAAAATCATATCTGTTAAACGAAACAACAGGAAAGCTTTCTCCCGGATCAGTTGTCGCCCTGGAAGATTTAGGAGATCGAAAGTTTGGTGATATGCAACGAGCTTCTGAAATCTCTTACGGTAAAACAACCGTTGATCGTGAAAGTGATTTGGTTGTTGCAAAAACTTTAAACATAGGCTTTAAAGTAGTGCCAAAAGGTAATGTTGGTGAAATTAACGGAACAGTTAACCTAAAATCTCAAATCTAATCATGGCGGAAATTATCAGAAACGGCAAAGCGTATGACTCAGCCGACGTAAAAGTTAAAATCAACGGTATTCCTATCGAAGTAAAATCACTTACCTATGGGAATGAGCAGGATCACCAGTTAAATCATACATTGGGTATTAATGCCACTTCTTGGTCTTGGGGGAAAAATACACCGTCATGCTCAATGACTTTAATGATGGGTGACGTAACACCTTTGGAAACCGCAGCACCTGATGGGGATATTAAAAAAATTAAACCCTATACCATGACTGTTGAGTTCGTTAATGATTTTAACGCTATTGTAGTAGATGTGATAGTAGCAAAATTCAAATCAGACGGACGTGAAGTTACAGGCGATATGGGGCTTGAAAAACAATACGAATTATTTGCCCTGAGCGTAAAGCTTAATGTCTTTCCTTAATCTATTTAAAAACCCTTTAAACATAATTTAAAAATGTCAAAAACAGAAAAAACACCTATCGAAACATATCTCCCGGTAGCAGAAGAAGTAAAAAAAGCCATGAAGGAAAAGCATGGTGATAAATTAAGATCAGTGATTTTACCACTTAATGATGAAGCAACGGAAGAAATCGAAATATTGGTAATAATTCCAGAGCGTTCTGTCGTTGGGCAATCAATGAAATATATGAATTCAGATCCCAAAAAAGGACAGGAAATTTTAGTTAGAAATTGTGTTGTTACCGACAAAGAACGTGTAATGGCTGACGATGGTTTATTCTATGCTGCAGCAGGAATGATAACAGAATTAATTCCGATCAGACAGGGAAAGTTTGGGAAAGTTTAGAAAGCTGCGGTCTAAGCTACAACCAGGAGAGTGATTTGGTTATGAAGGCAGATGCGCTAATGAGCCATTTCCTTCATATCCCTTTCCCGGAAAAATTGGACGATGACACCTGGGCAAGTAAATGGGCGCAGATCGGATGGCTCGCAGATCAGGGAATTTTAGGAGTTAAAAAGAAAGATTTATGACAGTCGGCGAATCAGTAGTAATCAATTTAGCGGCACGTTATGCAGCTGCTTTCGGAATAGTAGCAGTAAGCAATGCAATCAATACGGCGGTAATATCGAGAGATGAAAATAAATACAGCGTTGATGTTTATGAGGATTTAGATCCTGCTTTTGAAGATGTAATACTTAAATATAAAGTTGGAAACGACGAATACTCTTTAAAATTTTCTGCAATGCTTGAAGGTGATGGTGATGGCTCTATTTACGCACCACCATTGATGATCAGCTTTAGTAGACCAAAGAATTTGATTGAAACTTCAATAAGTGGTGGTGATGGTGTTGTTATTGAACGTTGGGGAACTAAACCCTGGGGAATCGATATAAAAGGTGTTTTGATTGATGTTGAAAACAGGACTTATCCAACAACAAAGATTAAACAGTTAAACGATTTTTTTGAACAAAATACCGTGATTAGCGCCGTAGGTCTTCAGTTCAGTGATAAAAATATTGACAGCATCTATTTGAAAGACATTTCGATCACTCCGATAGAAGGTTTTCAGGACACCATCCAATTTAGCATACAAGCATCAAGTATAAAAGAAGTAAGCTATACATTACTAAAACCTAATGAGTAAGCAACACCATTACTATAATATTGATTTACGGATCACAATTGCAGAAAGGATACAATTCAATATAGTAAAATCGATTAAAATCGAAAGCACGATTGAAAAATTTTCTGATACTGCAGTACTGGAACTGCCGAGAGAATTTAAAAACGCAATTGTAAATGATAAGCGTTTTTCAATCGAAAGAAAGAATTTACTCGAGCATTTAAAAGTAGGTGATTCAATAGTCATAGAGGCAGGATATGACGGCGAACTGTTCACAGAGTTCTCAGGTTATATTTCCAATGTCGGAGCAGAAATTCCAATCGTTATTGAGTGCGAAGATGAAATGTACATGATAAAGAAAAAACCTTTAATCAACCATACATTTAAATCTACGAACCTCAAGGAACTTTTAAAGTTCATCGCTCCAGGTTACGAAGTCGAAGCTTTGGATATGCCAATCGGAAAATATATGATTGAGCGGGCAAATCCTTACAAGGTCATTCAAGACCTAAAAGAAAAATACGGTGTACGTTGTTTTTTCAAGGGTAAAAAGCTTTATGCAGGTCTTACAGTCGATTTTAAACCGCAAACCGTTCATGAGTTCACATTCGGGAAAAACATTCGGGAAAGTACAGATTTAAAGTACAAAACAGCAGCAAGCCGGAAACGGTTTATTAAAGCAGTTTCCATGCAAAAAGGAAGCGCAAATAAAAAGGTTACCTACGAGTTTGGCGATGTTGGCGAAAGTGAAATTTCACTACATGCACCGCTTAATTTGAACCAGGAAGAACTAAAACAATGGGCTGAAAAAAATTATAACTCAATTGTTTTTGATGGGTATGAAGGTTCAATTGACGGATGGGCTTTGCCCAGAACTGAAGTCGGTGATTCAGCAAAAGTAAAAGACCCGAATTATCCCACGGGTTATAGAGATGGTCAGTACTTTATCGATGGTGTTACAACCACTATAGATGAGTCTGACGGGATAAAAAGACAAAATAAAATATCATTTAAAATAAAAAGTAATGAAGAATATAACCGTCCTACTTATGGTCACATCACTATCACTCCTCGCATGCAGCGCAAGAGTAAAAAGTCCACAACTACAACCACCACAAATCGTCGTCGAACGTGATAGTGTTTTTGTTGACAAATTAGTGACCGTTACAATCAAAGACACCGTTTTAGTAAGCAAACCTGACAGTCTTTATTACAGCGCATACATCGATTGCGTAAACAATAAACCAGTTCTGAGAAATCCGGAACAAAAAAACACCAAAGGTATCAAAGCCGATGTAAAGCTTCAGGATGGAAGACTGATTGTCGATGCTCAGACAGAAGCTCAAAACCTGTTTCTTAAATGGAAGGAAAAGTACGAAAAACAACACAGCGGTCAGGTTAAAATCAAACCCGTTCCTTATCCGGTAATAAAAGAAATTAAGGTTCCAGCTGAACTAAGCAAGTGGGAAAAATGGTATTTAGGAGTTGGTAAAGTGGTTACTTGGTTGCTTTTAGGGGCGTTATTAACCATTATCGTAAAAAGATTATGGAAAGCTTCTTTCAGGCTGTAAGTACAATAGCAGCCAAAGCTCAGCCAATAATGGGTTACTCTTCGTTAGGAGTTGTCAGCGAAATAACAGGAATGACTTGCACAGTCGAAAGGGACGGTTTACCTCCGCTTTTCGATGTCAGATTAAATGCCATAGATCAAAGTTTTGATGATATGTTTTTAATCATCCCGGTTATAGGTTCTCAAGTCCTGTGTTTGGTTGTCGAAAATCAGAAAGCAGAAACGGCAATCGTAAAATATACTGAGGTAGAAAAAGTAATCATCACCATTGGCGGAGCCAGGTTTGAAATGTCAGCAGGGAAATTCGATTTTAAAAACGATCAAAGTGACCTGAAGAAAATCTTAACCGAAACTCTTGACCAACTGAAAGACGCAATTATCACAACGCCTTCGGGTCCGGGACAATTTTCAGACCCAAACAAATTACAGTTTGAAAAATTGAAGTCCGATACTGAAAAACTATTTAAATAATGCCTTTAAACGATGCACAATTCATAAACAGGGTTGTTGACCTCCAAACTGAAATGGAGACAAAAACCGACAGAGCTCAAGCAAAACAAGAGTATGCTCAGAAGCTTTTAGCAGCAATTAAAGAGTATTTAAAAAGCGGTGATGTTGCAATTACAGGAACTTCTAACCAGGGCGCATTTACCGGAACCGGGAAAATTACATAGTCATGAGATACGATATTGAAGTTGACGAAAATTACATACCAGTGCTTAAAAACGGTGATTTTGTAGTTAGCCCGTCAGATACACAACATGTTGAAGATATTACCATGAGCCATCCGGGAGAATACAAAGATGATCCGATGTTAGGCTTTGCTGCAATACTTCAGGTGAAAAAAAATATAAATGTGGAATCGTTTAAACGTGATTTAAAGATTCAACTCGTCTATGATGGCTACAATCCTAATATTGACCTTTCCGGAGGTTTTGAAAATTTGAAAATTGATATATGAGAGAACTATTGACCTATAAGAAAACAGCAATTGCAATACTTACAGCGGTGAAAAAACCCACAGTTGCTATTCCTGCAGTTGGGCTTGTTACATTTTCAAGCTATCAACTGGGAATTTTCCTTTTACTTTTTTTTATGACGCTTGATTTTGTCACCGGAGTTTTGGCATCGTGGATTTTATGGAAGGATTCAAAAGCGCAATCAAACTTTTGGAAGTATGGCTTTTCATCCAGAAGATTGAGATTATCAGTTGTGAAAAGTGTTACTTATTTTTTATTCATTCTCTGTGCTTATTCCTTAGAAACAACTTTTAAATTAAAACCTTTCGGTTCAACCTACACAGATCATCCGGTGACAATTACTTTAGTAACAATTGCAATTGCTTGTAGCATTGAACTCTATTCAATATTCTTTGAAAACCTGCGTAAAGCTGGATTTGATATTGAAAAGAAAGTCCGGACAATTTTTATCAAAGTTAAAAAAGTGGTTACATCAGTAAGAGAATTAAGAGATGGCGATAATAACAGTACTACATAATCAATCATTCCAGGATATCGCAATAGAGAAAACAGGAAATGTTTTAAATGCTTTTTCTATTGCGGTTGCGAATGGTTATGCTGTTTCTGATTTTTTAGAACCTGGAACTGATTTAATTCTTCCGGAAGAAATGGAAATTGATGTCGATGTACTTAATTATTATGCCTCAAAACACCTTCAACCAGCTACGGCGTTAAGAGATCAAAAAGTTATTGAAAAGAGAGGAATTGGAATCATGAAAATTGGATCAAACTTTAAAGTAGATTAATTATGAATGAAAGTTACGACGCAATATTAGCGCAATTACAAGCCGAAAAAGCTAAAAATTCAGACCTTAACGGATTAGATAGCACATCTAAAACTTCAATTTGGTTGGGTATATTCAAAGTTGTAGCCTGGGTGTTTTACAACTTTTCTTTAGCAGCAATTTTACATCTGCAGGAAATTCGAGATCTGATCGCAAATCAAAAAGTTTTCAATCTCAGACGTTATCGTTCTGAAGCTTTACGTTTTCAATATGGTTTTGATTTAGTAGACGAAACTGATCAATTTAAACCAACTTATACAGATAACGGTTCCGAGGTAATAGCAACGGATGAGCAAATTAATAATTCTAAAATTATCAAATATGCAGCTTGTAGTCGAGTGATTGATAACGGAAGAGCAAAGATAGTGGTTAAGATTGCACCTGAAGATTTAAACGAGATTTTTCCAAATGATGTTATGGTTGCATTTGTAAAGTACATTGAAGAAATTTCGCCTGCAGGAGATCATATTACGGTTTTGAACTACAAACCAGACATGTTAAAATTTGCATTTAAAATTAAAGTTGATCCTTTGGTATTAAACGCATCCGGAATGGCAATCTTAACAGCAACATATCCGGTGCAAATAGCAATTGAAAACTTTCTTAAGAATTTGCCATTTGATGGTCAATTAAGCACACAAAAGCTTGAGGCAGCAATATTAGCGGTTGATGGTGTAGAAGATCTTACAACTTTATCTATGGAGTCAAAATGGATTGATCCGGCAGTAAATGGATATGGTTTATATCAACCAATAGCAATGTCGGTAATTCCTGCATCCGGGCGTTTTGAAATAGAAGATTTTAACGGCTTAACCTACATCTCATGAAAGATGAAGTTTTTAATATAAACTTTAGAAAGCTTGGAATTGAAAAACTACCAACGAAAATGCGAAATTCTTTTTGGATTGCATTTGTCCTGGTTCTGATCATTCCGCTTGAAGCTTTGTACAATGAATTTTTGAGAGCCAGGAAGCAAAATTTAATTCGTTTAAAAACGACCTGTCAAAAGTTTTCAATGCAAAAAAGGCTCAATGATGTTTTCGACCCGCTTGATCGTAGAATTGAAATTGTAAAGGCTGTTTTGTTTGATGGGACTTATCTCTACACTGAAGCTGAAGATGATCAATATAAAAGTAAAACAAAATGGCTATTTGGCAATGAAAATCCAATTTACTTATACACTGAAGCGGAATTGTATTCTGAATTTGATTTTATAGTGAAGATACCTAATTCCGGCATTAACCAAATTCAGCTGAAAGCAGAAATCGAATATTATATGCTGCAAAGCAAACAATATAAAATACAAATAATTTAAATGAAGTTCAATATAGAATTTATGCAGACTGGTGGGGTTCCACTTACCAATGACTTGATGCAAAACATCATGCAAGCGATCAAGCTTTATGATGCAGTTGGCGATCTTGCCGGACACATGACGATCATTTCAGGTGGTGATTTGGTCGCAGGATCAACAACGACTGTTAATCCTGGCGTAGTTGCCATTAACGGTGAAGTGCTTCCATTTGAAGGCGGTTTGATAGATACCAATGTTTTCGTTCACGAAGAGCAGATTTTAAAAACATTCCAGGATCAAACGAATAAAGTTTTAATTAAAAAAAGAACGGTAAAGTTCGGTAATGCAGTTGCACCAAATCTTTTTCCCTGGGCGGAATTTGTCAAGCTGCAAACTATCAAAAGCATTCAGAAAAGTTTAGCAACAAAAGCTGATATAACCGTGACTGACGACCACGAAAAAAGAATTAAGAAACTCGAATTAAAAACTGCTCCCATTGAAAACGGTGGTGTTGCTTTTGTCTTCAGACGACCACGAAATGAAATCCCAGCACAGTGGAAAGAATGTACGGATTTAAGCGGTAAAACGATTTTTGGTTACAATGAGTTTGATCCCGATTTTTCAAACTTTGGAGTTCCAGGTGGCGCAAAAACAGTCACACTAACGAAAAACAATCTGCCAAAATTTAAAGTTAGAACACCAATCGTTCAACCGTATGGCAGTAATCAAGGATTAGGAGGTTTTGACGGAGGCGGAAACCAATGGAATTGGAAGACCTTGGAATCTGAACAGATCGGTAATGACGAAGCGTTTAAAATTCTTCCACCACATGAAATAGTATTATTTATAGAACCAAACTTCCAATAAGATGCCAACATTAATAGAGATTTTCGGCTGGTTTGAAACTGGCGACATTCCAACACAAGATCAATTTAGAGCGACATTCGCATCATTTAGACATAAAGAAAATAAGATACCTTTCAATGAGGTTGAAGGACTTGCAACGGCTTTTGAAAATACGGTTACAGATAGCGGTTTTACAGCTTTTAAAGACGATGTAAATACCAAAATTATACAACTGGCAAAAAAGGACGGAAGTAACCTTTTGCCTGCTGACGTGATCAGTTGGAAGGATGCTTTAGGAATTGCGAGTATTGCGGTTGTAGATTCTTTGGACGAAAACGGAGCTGTTGTTGAGGGGAACGTCTACAATAAAGATCAGGTTTTAGTAATGCTCGATATGCTCAGACAGCAAGTTGAAGGTAACAATCAGATTGTTGAGCAAATCAGAGAAACGCTTGTGAGTAATGATCTTAATCTTGATGAACTTCAGGAGATCGTAGATTACATTAAGCAGAACCGTGAAGCTATCGAAGCCTTGCAAGCGGTGATTATCGGATCAACAACGGACGATAAAATCACGTTAACCGGAAACTACTCTACTTGGGGCGCAATCTCCCTTCAAAATCAATTCAATGACACTGTTTATAATAAAATTATTCATGTTGAAGATCAACTTAACGTAGGGAAAATTAAGCATGAAGAAGTTATTCAGGTAAATACAACGATTGATCATAAACTTGATACCATAGATTTATTAGTAGTTGCTATCGACATGGTTACAAAATACAATGTCCCTGTAAGATACCAAATTGTTGATCCTGATAATTTGAGAGTTGAATTTGACGACCTGCCTGTTAATCCCTTAAGAATAACCATAAGAAAACTATAAGTATGGATTTAAAACACTCACTTTACTTTACCACAGCAGGATATAAGCTTGTAGGCAAACCTGAAACTGATTTACTTACAGCAGGTGGAAGTACAAAGCCATACTCTGCATTTTGGACGATCGAAAACTTTAACCCGGCTAATTTTGTTCCTTTCACCCGTTCAATCACTATAAACGGCGTGACAAAGGATTTATCAGCAGATAGAACTTTCACCACAACCGACACGGTGACACGTATTCAAGGAGGTGCATCCGGTTCTTTGGTTTCCGGTGATATTACTTTGGCAGCAGGTTCAAATATGTTTGTTTCTCAAACTGGAAATACAATCACGTTAACCTCTACTGATACAACGTACAATGCCGGAAACGGGCTGACATTGACAGGAACAACATTTACTTTGCCTGTGACCACTTCAGGAACGGGAAATGTTGTAACCGGACTTGTTCAGACTGCAACGGGAATCACTGTGTATATGGGAACAATGCCGACCACTGCCGATTTAGCGAATTATATCCCATTATCACAAAAAGGTGCTGTAAATGGTGTGGCTACTCTTGATGCAAATGGTTTAATTCCATCAACACAATTACCCAGTTATGTAGATGACGTGATCGAAGCTGCTAATCTTGCATCGTTTCCAAATCCCGGTGAATCAGGGAAAATTTATGTTGCTTTAGATACAAATAAAACCTATCGCTGGAGCGGATCGGCGTACGTTTACATTACGTCCGGTGCTGTTGATTCTGTTAATGGGCAAACAGGTGTTGTGGTGCTAAACAAATCTCATATTGGCTTAGGTAATGCAGATAATACGGCAGATGCCGTAAAAAATGTTTTATCTGCAACAAAATGGACTACACCACGAGTAATCAGTATTGCGGGGATGCAACTTGGGAGGTGACAGTCGATGGTACTGCCAATGGTTCCGCAAATTTAGTTTTGGCGAATACGGGCGTGATACCCGGAGCGTACAACAAAGTTACAGTTGATGCCAAAGGACGTGTTACAGCAGGCAATAATGATATTACCGCCAAAAGCTTTTCAGTAACAGCAAACGAGACTTTAACGCATAATTTCGGCACTTATCAGGTCAAAGTATTTATGCTTGATTCCGTGACGAACTATCCGGCATATACTCGTTGGAAAGCAAACACAGCTAATACAATTAACATTGAGTTTGATGTTCTACCAATTAACCCTATAATAATTACAATTGAGCCTGTATTATGATGACTAATTATTCATACTATGAAACGGAAGCCGGCTACAAAATTGACGGCAAAACAAATGAAGATATCGTCATGGCAGGTGGTGGTACTCGTAATCATTTAACAAAGGAAGATTCTTTTTTTCATTCTGCAAGAAATTTCCCGAACGGAACCTTGATTGAAACCGATGTTGATTATTCTCAGGATTATGGAGACCAATTTCTTTTGGAGATTAAAGGCAATATGTACGACAACTCAATGCCACTGGATGCAAAGATTCAGGGTTATATTTATCTAAATGGTGCAAATCCTCTTTTAAATGTTGCAGCTTATACAACTTGTTATTATTGGAAAATTATTACTGCTTTAAATCTTAACGGAAAGCTTTGTTTTTGGTTTCCGCAATTGTCATATTGGCAAGGATTTGACGTAAAATTAACTCGTGGCTATGGCGGAATAGAACAGGGACAAAATAGGGTTGTCAACGTTTCAGATAGTGCCGATCCGGGTGGAACAAAAAGAGTTTCGATCTATCTTAAAACTTTAGCTACTCAGGAATATGTTAATGAAAATTTTGCAACTATTCAGAATTTAAATTCAAAAGCTAATGGTCAGGAAAATGCAAGAGCTATTGGATTTAGTTCAGGAACTTATCCTACAGATGATGGTATAGAATTTCCATATTTTTATTTTGATAATGGTACGAAAACAGGTTACATTCCAATAGCTACACACGGTTATGTTAATTCTAAATTAGCAGTAGAATTAGAGAATTATGTTCCTAAGTATGTAGCATCCACAATTCATGCACGTAAAACTTTCATTGGAGGCACTGGAAATGATTATATAGGTTCTGCAATAATGATTAATGGTAACGGACAAACAAATACTATTTATCCTACATTAGCATTTCATCAACCGGGATTATACGCTGCCACTTTAAGTCATAGAGGTGATGGTTTTCATTTCATGGATATGTCGGGAACAAATTATCATAATATAACTTCTTTAGGATTTATTAAAACAGGTTCATCTGATTCAAAAGTACTTTTAGGTGGTGGTGGTGATAAATCTATTTCAGATTTTATTACTGTTGATAGTTGGAATAATATTACAGGAAAAAAATGGTTTAAAACTGATAATGGAAATGACTGGGATAATAATACTTTACGAATTCATGGTATAAATGGTCATGACGCAGGTTTATCATTTTATAGAGACGGCGTTGATATAGGACAACTTATATTTGATGGCTATTATTTTAAAACTACAGATTCAACTGGTACCGGATATAAAGGAATAAAATCGAGTCAATTTATAAAAAATGGTTCAGATGGTAATCATGTATTATTAGGTGATGGAAATGATAAAGCCATTTCAGATTTTGCTGGTGCTGTAGATAATGCTACAGCTATTGGTTTTATAGCAGGTTTAGCAGAGGCGCCTTATATCTATCATTTAACAGCAGGTAATGTAAGGTTAGCGAGATATGACTGGGTATTATCACAAAATTATTTGAATATAACTCAAGGCGACGGAAGATATATCCAAAGAGAAGATTCTTCAATTGTAGGTGCTGGATTTATAGGTAATAGTGAAATTAAACCTTATTTTAAACATTCGACAGCAGGTTCAATTGAACTTGCACCTAAAGAATATGTTCAAAATATTATCTTAAGCAGAGTACTTTCAGAAAATAATGCATTTGCTTTAGGTTTTGTTGGAGGTACAGCTAACACACCCTATGTCAAACATGCTAATGGTGCAGAAATTAGATTATCGACTGAAGAATGGTCATCAATCAATTTTGTAACTCTCTTTAGTGATCAAAATATTACAGGTGTTAAAACGCATCTTGTATCTCCCAAAGTTCCTTCAGCGATAGAATCTGATGATGCTGTGCCTCTTGGTCAAACTGAGGAAATTATACAGACACGTATTAATGACACGTTTGCTGAAGTTATTTATCAAAATATCGCAAATGATTTAACATTTAATTTCAGCGCTTACCGAAATGTTAGAGTAGTAACAATTATTTGTAAAGGAAATAACTTTCAAAATATAAGAGTTGAAAACATGCCAAAAGGTGTGACTTTAAAAATAATGAATTCATCCCAGTACTTAAATCCTACCATTTACTTCGATGGCGGTACAATCGTTACAAGTATTGGAAATACTACGTGGGCGGAGTTCTACAGGGATCAGGATGGCGATATTTTCAAAAATAATGTTAACGGAACTAATATAATAAACTAATATTCCAATGGAGGAAAGGAATTAAAAACGTCCTCCAAATTAAAAACTTCCTACAGTATTTTAATAGCAACAAAGCCAGCCATGGAGGACGAAAAGTCTTCTTTGGCTGGCTTTGTTGTTTATACTGTAGGAGTGCAAATATACTAAAACAATTTATAATTTTTAATACTATGAAATACAATTATGTACAGGCTCCCTTGCCTTTTCAGGGACAAAAAAGAAGATTTTTAAAACCATTTAAAGAGGCTTTAAATGAGTTTCCGGCAGATGCTATTTATATTGATTTGTTTGGCGGTTCAGGCTTGTTGAGCCATACAGTAAAAGAATATTATCCGGATGCGAAAGTCGTTTATAACGATTTTGATAGCTATTCTAAACGTTTAGATAACGTCGATAAAACAAACGCTTTGCTCTCTGACATTCGTGTTATCTGTGCTAAATCGGAAACAAGAAAGGAACGTTTGCCGGATGATTTGCATTCAGAGATAGTAGATAGAATATCGAAAGAAGAAGGTTTTATTGATTGGGTCACTATCTCATCAAGTTTGCTTTTTTCAATGAATTATGTGACCAATTTTGAGCAGCTGAAGAAAGAAAAGTTTTATAACAAAGTGAGGCTTTCAAACTATCGTGTTGATGGCTATCTGGAAGGTGTAGATCGTGTGAAGAAAGATTACAGAGATTTGTTTGCTGAATACCGGAATCATCCTAATGTAGTGTTTCTTGTTGATCCGCCTTACTTATCTACTGATTGCACTACATATAGCCGTCCTGATTACTGGAAATTAGCTGACTATTTGAATGTTCTCAAGACGATTGAAGATACTTCTTATTTCTATTTTACGAGCAACAAAAGTCAGATTATAGAGCTTTGTGATTGGATGCAAACCCGTGGTTATTGTAGAAGTCCTTTCGATGGTGGTACAACCGTTACGGTGAATACTTCATTAACATACAATGCGAGTTATGAGGATATTATGATCCACCGTTATTTGTATTGA